CTATTACAGAAAATCATACAGAAAAATTAAATCAAATTGCTTCATATTATCGCAAAGCCTTAAATGAAAAAGCTAATCAATTTTCAGAAAAAGTTATCAATGAGTTAAGCAACTACTTGGATCTTTATTTGGAAAAAATGCTTCCTCAAGACCAATTGACCGAAGCTGTCAATAATACCTATGCTCGTAAGAAACTCGATGCAATTCGTAATTTAGTTGGCATGGATGCCGAATATATAAACGAAAGTGTCAAAGAAACCATTTCTTCTGGCAAAAAGAAAATTGATGAATTAACAGAAAAACTTAATGAATCTTATAAAGAGAATGAATCTCTTTTACAAAAAATTAAAAAAGCTGAAACAACAGTATTTTTGGAAGAAAAAACCAAAGGAATGCCTTCAGCTAAAAAAGATTTTGTTTTAAAATTATTGAACGACAAAAACAGTTCTTATGTTCAAGAGAACTTTAACTATGTTGTTGAGATGTTCGAACGTAGCGAAGAAGATGCTACAACTGAACTTGTAGAAGAAGCAAAGCAAAAGGCTGTAAGCCGTGATGCTAAAGTTCCTTCTAAAGAAGTTGTAACAGAATCAAAAGAAGCTACTCCTAACGAGGAATATAGTCTCGTTAGCGGATATCTGAATGAATTAAAAAGAAAGTAATTTCTTTTTAATTCGTATTCTATCCATAGGAGAACAATATGAAAAACGTTAATCCAGCCACAGGCTACATTGACCGTTCTCGCGCTCAACAGCTTGTTGAGAAATGGGCACCAGTACTTGATTACACATCCGATAAGGTTGCGCCAATCGAAGACGAACATGCTCGTTTAACAACAGCTATTTTGATGGAAAACCAAGAAAGATGGTGCATCGAAGAAGGATCTGGTGGTAACTCAGCAGGACCTCTCGGAGCATTCGGCACAGGTGCAGGAACAACCTCACTCTACGCCCCTCCAGGAACGGTTACATCAGGAGATAGATATGCAACAGGAGATGCTCGCTTACCTAAGATTCTTATCCCAATGGTTCGCCGTACCTTCCCAGAGCTTATCACAAACGAGATCGTCGGTGTTCAGCCAATGAGTGGTCCAGTCGGATTGGCCTTCGCATTGCGTTATCGCTATGAAGCAGACAGTCTTGGTGCTAATGGCATCGACGGCTATGCTACAGGGTCAACCGATAAGGGACCAGGTGGTGTAGATCGTGGTGTATCAGACCAAGCAGAACTCGGATACAACTTCCTCGACACTCGTTTCACAGGAACAAGCTCATCATTCTTAAGCGGAAACACTGATTTCAGTCTTATCCAATCAGATCGTGGTGTAGCAGCAATCTTGAAAGATTTCGAATTAACAGGAAACATTCCTCAAGTCACAGTAGAATTCAGCAAAACAGCCGTCGAAGCTGGCACACGCCGCCTCGCCGCTCGCTGGAGTGTTGAACTCGAACAAGACCTTAAGAACATGAACGGACTCGATATCGATTCTGAATTAACAAACGCTATGTCGTATGAAATTCAGGCCGAAATCGACCGCGAAATGGTCATGAGAATGGTTCAAGTCTGTCTCAACGCTAACCAAGGAAACGGATACAGCTTCTGGTACGCAGCTTCAGCCGATGCACGTTGGCTCGGAGAGCGTAACCGCGACTTCTACAGTAAAGTGATTGTTGAGGCTAACCGCATCGCAATCCGCAACCGTAGAGGAAGTGCAAACTTCATCATTGCCACACCTCGCGTGTGTGCAATTCTTGAAATGTTGCCAGAGTTTCAATGGATGCCAGTGAATGGCAACATCAATACGCAACCAACAGGCATTGCCAAAGTTGGTACGCTTGGTGGAAGATTCACTGTCTACCGTGACACTCGCACAGATGCTCAGTATCTCGCAGGTCAAAGACAAACCGCACTGGAATATGCTCTGTTAGGTTACAAAGGAACTGAATACTATGACACAGGTATCGTATACTGCCCTTACATCCCAGTTATGATCCAACGCACTGTCGGTCCTAATGACTTCGCTCCTCGCGTAGGTCTTATGACACGTTATGGTGTTGTTGATCATATCTTTGGTGCTAATCTTTATTACCACCTTATCATCGTATCAGGTCTTGGAACAGCCAATGTCGCTCAAGACAATGGCCGTCTCTATCTGTAATCGAATAAGATCGCTCACAAAAAAACCCAACCATCGAAAGGTGGTTGGGTTTTTTATTTAAAAAATAAAAAAAAATTATTGAATAATTTGTTTTATAAGTTTATCAACAATGGCTTGGTCGTTTAAAGAACCAAAATTATTTGGAAATTTGTGTTTTAACGGGTTTAAAAATAATTTATTTCCTACTTGGTGTTTAAGCTCTTTGATAAATTCTTGTTTTTTATTATCATCTGAACTATTATAATATTCTTTTGCATTCATTATGAATTGATCATAAGTTGAATCATCATAATCCTCTGCTTCAAAGTCAAAACCTGCTAATTCCGTGTTTGTGTTGAACTTAATCCAAGGTGTTTCGTTTAAAATTTCGTTTATTTTTTGATCAAATAATTTCATCATCAATACTTATTTAAAATTATTCCAATCTTTCGTAATTACCTTCTATGATATCATCTTTGATTGATTTTTTTGCACCTTTATCAAATAGCTGAGACATTATCTCATCTCTTGTAGCAATTAAAACATTTGTTTGTTGTGGAAGTTTTGGAAGTTTACTATTTGCTTCAATTTCCATTTTTTTAATTTCTTTATTACTTTTTTCTTGTTTGTTTTGAAGATTAATTTTGTTAAGTTGATCCAATGCTTTTGTTGCGGAGTTTATCAATTGAGATAATGCTGCAATTTCTTTTGGATCACTACCTGTTAAAACATTATCTTTTAAAGATTGAACTGCACCTAATGTTGATTCTACTAATTCCGCAGATTTTTTATAAACGTAATCACCAACATTTTCATCGGTAACAGTCTCTGCATTATCATTTTTATAAACCTTTGGTTCTGAAGGAACTGCATCGGCTTTTAATTCTTCAATAATAGAATCAATTTCGCTGTTTTGGTTTGACATTGTGAATATATACTTACTTTCATACTAACAAGATAAAATACAAAATCAACTTTTTAGTATTGTCTTGATGTTTGTGGTTTTTGTGATAGAATTCATAATAATGAATAAATACCAAGATCTTTGGGTTCAAAAATATGCGCCCCAATCTTTAGATGAAATTGTTCTATCAGAAGAGAACAGGGAGTTTTTTTCTTCTATAAATGAAGACACTCCACATTTATTGTTTTATGGTAATGCAGGAACAGGCAAGACAACTTTAGCTAAGATTATTGTCAAAAACATTTTAAAATGTCAATATCTTTATATAAATGCTTCTGATGAAAACGGTGTCGATACAATTAGAAATAAAGTTATATCTTTCTCACAAACGAGAAGTTTAGATGGTAAAAAGAAAGTTATCATACTTGATGAATTTTGCGGAACAACACCAGAAGCTCAAAGAATTTTAAGAAATGTGATGGAAGAGTATGCCAGCACAACTCGTTTTATTTTAACAGCAAATTATATCAATAGAATTACTGAACCAATTCGTTCACGTTGTTTGATTTTTAACATACAACCGAAAATTGAAGATATCTTAAAAAGGTGTTCTTTCATTTTAAAAAGTGAAAATGTAAAAGTTGAAGATACTCAAAAAGAAAAATTAGTTAATCATATTAATTTGAATTTTCCTGACATGAGAAGAATCATTAATGATTTGCAAAAATTTTCTATTCAGGGTCATCTTAATATATCAACTAAAAATCAAATAAAAGATATATCTCAAGAATTGTTTAAAAAGTTATTGGAAAAGAAAGGTGTTTTAGAAATTAGAAAATTTGTCATTGAAGAAGAAAAAAACTTTGCTTCAGATTATCAAAATTTGATGAAAGAGTTATTTGATTTGATATTTTATTCTAAAATTTCTGAGGATAAGAAAAAATCTTTGTTATTAGATATTGGCGAACATATGTATAGAGACAATTTTGTAATCGACCACGAAATTAATTTCTTCTGTTGTTTGATGAATTTACATAAAAGTTTTTGATTGTAAATTAAATTTTTGTATTTTTTACAGGAAGAGAATTGTCTGTAGGTTGATTACCCAAACTTACATTAACTTGAACAATTTGTGGTTTTTGATCACCAATTGGTTTTTCGTATTTGTTTGGAACACCTTGAACTGGTGGAAGGTTTACACCAAAATTAAGAACTTCTACATAATCCCAGTTACCAGGCACAGTAAACTCTGCCAATTCTGTTGGTGTTGAAACTGTTCTTGGATCCATTTTAAGAACCAAGTAAACATCACCAGTTCCTTCATTACTATTAGCGTCTTTTATATTTTGTTCAGAACTTCTACCAGCAACTCTTTTAATAAAGAAGAAATAGTCTCTTTCGATTAAATCAGTCAGCCAATTGATAAAATCTGAGTCTCTTCCATAATGTTGCTGACAATAAGGACTTTTTAAAAATTCTTTTTTTACTTTTATAGGAGAACCTTCACGAAACCCTCCATTTGAATAATGAGAAAAAGCAGTTTCTAACAGAGTATTAAATTTATTGAACTTTGACATGGTTTATAATATTTACTTCAAAATAAGCCCAAAACCATAAAAGATTTAACAGATTTTGAACATAAGTATTTATGCCGTGGCAAAAGTAGATTTAAATAACTTAATTAGACCAAAACAACAAAACAATCCTTCTACAGTATTGTCTAAAAAAGTAGAAGTAGTTGGTTCGGTTTATACAGATTTACATTTAGACTTACAATTTAGTAAAAGCATAGGATTAGGAAATTCACCAGCAAATTCTAACGATATTATGGTCGATACCGATGAAGAAGCAATCAAAAATTCTATTAGAAACATTTTTTCAATTAGAAAGGGTGATAAACTTTTAAATCCTGATTTTGGTTCTTCTTTGGAACAATATCTTTTTGAACCAGTTTCTGAAGTATATGCCAGAGCAATTGCAGACGATATACTGAATACTTTAGAGACATATGAACCTAGAATCGAAGTAACAAAAGTTACAATTGTTCCTAAACATGATGATAATCAATATGAAACATATGTAAAATATAGATTTTTAGAAATAAAAAAAGAAAGTATTTTAAGTATTATTGCCAAAAGAGGAGGAGAAATCTTAATATAAGATAATTATTACAATGACAAACGACTATTTAAACAATAATAACTCATATATCAGTTTTGATGCAACCAGTATTAGAGATTTAATAGTTAACAGATTAAATCAAAGTGAAATCTTTACCGATCAAAATTATCAAGGATCGAACATGTCTGCTTTCTTGGATGTAATAGGTTTTAGTTTTAGTACTCTGCTTTATTATTTAAATAAAACTGCTTCTGAAACTTTATATTCCGAAACTCAAATATATGAAAATATTAATAGATTAGTAAAAATTTTAAATTATAATCCTATAGGTAGAATTGGACAAAATGTTCCTTTCAAATTAACGGCTGGAGAAAATTTAAATATTGGAAACTATGTTATCCCAAGATTCAGTTATTTAAGCGTTGGAGGAACAAATTTTTCTTTTAATCGTGATATTCAAATTTATAAACCAACAGTTGGTAACGTATCAATTGATGAAGTTTCTAACAAATATCTTTTATATCAAGGATTATTTCAAGAGTATCCGACTTATACGGCTATTGGAATTGAAAATGAAGTCATGTATCTTTCTTTTCTTGAATCTGTTTATATTGATCATTTTAACATTTATGTTTTTGTAAAAGAAAAAAATAATAACCGCTGGCAAGAATGGGAAAGAGTTCCTGAAACTTTCTTATATGGATCTAATGAAAACGTTTATCAAATAAGATTAAACGAAAATAAAAGATATGAAATAAAATTTGGAGATAATATTAATGGTAAAAAATTAAAAGAAGGTGATGAGGTAGCTGTTTATTTTTTAAATGTTGATCCCGAAGCTTCAAATATTGGACCTAATTCTTTTGGAAAATCTAAAATTGTTCAATACAATTCAATAAGATTTGAACAAATATATAATAATATTAAAAATAATATTTTAGGAGAAGTTCTAACTTCAGAAAATTTACAGTATTTATCTTTAGATAACGACTATCCCTCAACTTTTTACACCGACGAAGAATCTGTTGATTCTATTCGTTCAAATGCAGCAAAAAATTTCAGATCACAATATAGATTAGTAACATCTTTAGATTATGAAACTTATATTAAAACGAATTATTCAAGCCTTTTAGCTGATGTTAAAGTTTTAAATAATGAAGATTATTTAAGAACTCATATCAAATATTTGTATAATATTGGTTTAAATCAACCACAAAAAGATGAAAAAATTTTGATAAATCAAAATAAATTTGCTGATAGTTGTAACTTTAATAATTTATATGTTTACACAGTTCCAAAAAGTGAACTTCAAAATTATTTAGCACCATCTCAAAAAGAAGTTATCATTAATGGTTTACAAAGTAGCAAAAC